GTAATGCTGATTTCCATTTTCATCTATATGAGATACGTCGTGGTTATTAAAGCATTCTTCTGTTAATAAGAAATTTTCAAATTGGTCAAATGTCACTACTATTCTCCATGTCGTATATATCTATTTATACCATAATTTTAGAGCTTTGTAAACCGTTATAAATAATTGTATATATTATGAGGAGATTGATTATGGAAATGACTCCAAGATGGCCTACTATGTTTGGTCAAGGGAAATTTGAAGTTGAAGGGTTATTTGAGTACCTATTTGCAAACTACGACCTAAACGATCCAGGCGGTGATGTAGATGGCGCAAATATTTTTACAGATAATTCTGAAATGATGAATAAGTTTAAGTCCGTTGTTCATGGTAAATTCAACGAATATCTTACAAACACAATCAGTAAGACTATAGAAGACTTTGGCGATCACGAAATTAAAGCTTGGATTACAGGTCATGGTAAAGGTTATAGCATGACAACCCATAACCATTCTGGTGCACACATATCAGCTGTGTTTTACGTTTTAGCTGAAGATAAGTATTCTGGTGGGTCAATTGTATTCATTGATCCAAGAAGTAATGCAAATCGTGGATACGATAGTTCGTTTGATGATTTATTTGCGCATCATGCATTCGTCCCAGAAACTGGTGATTATGTAATCTTTCCTTCTTTTAATTACCATCACGTAAAACCTTACTACTCTGAATTTAGAATATGTATACCAGTTGATTTGTATTTGTATAGTAACAAAGATGTATAAATAGCTATATAATTTAACGTGTTCACATAGAACACTGAACGATAAACAAACGGAGATTTAAAATGGCACTTTCATATACTTACAAAGTCCGCAATCTGAAGGTAAAAGATGAAGTTAACAGCGAAGGCGCTACATTGCAAAACGCTGTTGTTCAAACTTATTGGACTATCATCGGTACTGACGAGAACGGAAACTCTGGCGAATGGTCAGGGGCAACACCATTTACTGCAGCAAGTGTTCCTGCCGGTTCATTCACACCTTTCGAAACCTTAGAAGAAGCTGATGTTATTGGTTGGATTCAAAACGTTGTTAATAATGATGCCCAATATAAAGCACATATTGATGAGCAACTTACAAAAGAAATCAGTAGAAATGTAGAAACAGAAGTTGCTGGAGAAGATTTGCCTTGGGGTGTAGCGGCAGCAGCGCCTGATGCAAGCGAAGGCGAATAAAAAATGACATATACTTGGGAAATTATAAAGCTTGGGCATGCAGATGTAACTAACGCTGGTGGTGAAAGTTTAACTAATGCAATTATCCAAGTTCAATGGAGAAAGAAAGCCACAGACAGTGACGGCAATTCTTCAGTATATTTGGGAAAAACTAATCTTGATGTTTCAACTACTAGCGCGGCAGATTTTGTAGCTTTAGATGATGTAACAAAAGAAAACGTTATCGCTTGGGTAGAAGAAAGCTTAAGTGCTTCCGAAGTAACGATGATAAATAATATTTTACAGAAAAAAGTTCAAGAAACTGCTATGACTGAGATCGCACCTTCTTGGTAAGATCGCCTATACTTTGTTATAGTTTTATATTATGGAGACAAAATGCACGATTTGCACACAGGTGGATTAGCTAATTACGCCTTAAAAAGAGGCGGTTCACTGCACCCAATTTGTATACCAACAGAAGTGCTTGGTAACGAAACAGGGATTATGAACCCCTCTATTTTTCTTCACAAAGGAAAAATACTCGTTAACGTAAGACACGTTAACTATATCTTATATCACTCAGAAGGTAAACAGTTTCCTCATCAGTGGGGTCCTTTGGTATACGTACATCCCGAAACAGATGTTACTTTGAGAACGCATAACGTAATATGCGAGCTTGATAAGAATATGAATCTGGCCAATGCTCAAAGAATTAATATGGTTTTAGATACAGAACCTACTTGGAATTTTATTGGATTAGAAGATGCGCGCTTGTTTAGTTGGGACGATAAACTATTCTTATGTGGTGTAAGAAGAGATTGTTATGATAATAAGGGTAAAGGGCGCATGGAAATGTGTCATATAGATTTCGTAGATGGTGAATGGAAAGAATTGTCGCGTCATCCAATTCCTGCGCCTGGTGATGACGGATCTTATTGTGAAAAAAATTGGATGCCTATTCTTGATATGCCTTATCACTTTGTAAAATGGACAAATCCTACTCAGGTGATTAAATTCGATATAGATGAAGGAACAACGGTAGATGCGGTATATGACGCGTCAAAATTTGTTAACGCGAATAAAGATTTTAGAGGTGGATCTCAAGTACTTCGCATTAATGAAAATCAAAGAATGGCTTTTATTCACGAAACAAACCTATTAAGAGATCCTTTTGGCAGAAAAGATGGTAACTATGCGCATCGAGTAATCGTATGGGATAACGATTGGAATATAGTTCATAAATCTAAAGAATTCCATTTTATGGGAACTTATTATGATCATGTTAAAGCACAAGATTATAATATAGAATTTGTAACAGGCGCTGCAATGTTGGGTAACGATATTCTTATTTCTTATGGATGGCAAGATAATGCCTCGTATGTGTTACGCATGCCTCAAAATGTGTTTGCAAATTTTCTTTATGGAGAGTAGATTATGAAATTTAAAAATATGCAAGTTTTAAACGATGTTGTGTTAGATTATTCTAATCCGTTTAAGATGTATAAGTTAGCTTTAGAATACGATTCTCTTAAACAAGGAGCTGCAGCATTCGGTTGGTATCTTAGAGCTGCTGATTTTGTGACTGGAAATTCAGACGAAGAACTAGAATTACAATATAAGTGTTTAATAAAAGGTGCAATGATTTTTGCAAGATCTGAAGCACGTAATGAAACTTCAAAAGGTCTAATTAAATTAGCGATGTCTATTTTGCCGAATAGGCCAGAAGCGTATTATTTTGCTTCTAGATGGGCTATAGACCAAAGCAAATTCAGAAATGCTTTAATGTATGCGAAAATAGCTTTATCACAAAATGAAGAGCATGAACCCATTGAAGATTTAAAAGATTACCCAGGAAAAGTCGGATTAAAATATTGTTATGCAGTTTCTAAATGGAAATCTGACGGAAGAGATGACTCTAGAAACTTGCTCTTTGATTTGAAATACAAAGAAAAACTAAATATGACTAAAGAGATAAGTGATAGTGTTAATGGATGGTTAGGATCTGTCGGTTATCCAAGTACAATACCTTATACTAAAGAAGAAAAATCTAAATACAGATTTCCCTTTGAAGGCATGGATAAAATCGATAAAAATTATTCCCGCCATTTCCAAGATATGTTTGTGTTGTCATTATTAGATGGTAAAACAGACGGTTCCTTTATAGAAATAGGATCAGGCCATCCTACACTATTCAATAATACATTTCTATTAGAAGATAAATTTAATTGGAAAGGTATATCTTTAGATTACTCAGAAAGAATGTGTTCTAAGTTTAGTAGAGAAAGAAAGACAAATATAATTTTTGCTGACGCTTCAAACATAGATTACTCACAACTTTTTAAGCAAAACTGTATAGAGCAACGTGTAGATTATCTAAGAATAAACGCAGACTCAGCTTCTTATAAAGTACTAGAATCTATACCATATCATAAGCATGAATTTTCTACAATTCAGTTTCAACATAATGCTTGTTGGTGGGGAGATGAAATGAGAGACGCTAGCAGAGAATTCCTTAAGAATGTAGGCTATATTTTATGCGTTTCAGATGTAGCTATTGATGAAGAGCATGCTTATGAAGATTGGTGGATTCATCCAGCCTTAATAAATAATCGTATGCAATCCAATAAAAGTATTAATTTCGCTTGGCAATATATGATGAAGGAAAGAAAATGAAACCAGTAATCGTAACAGGAGGGTTTGACCCTTTACATTCAGGACATATCGCGTATTTTAAAGCTGCTAAGGAATTAGGTTCTATTCTATTTGTTGGTGTTAATAGTGATGAGTGGTTAACACGAAAAAAGGGAAGACCTTTTATGCCAGTTGAAGAACGTATTGCAATCATTAAAGAAATAGGTTGTGTAGGACATGTATTCGCATTTAATGATGACGATGATACAGCAATTAACGCTATTGAATATGTAAAGAAACAAGCACCAGGAAATTCTAGCATAGTCTTCGCGAATGGTGGAGATCGTACTAAAGATAATATCCCAGAAATGGTATTCGATGATGTAGAATTTTTATTTGGTGTTGGTGGAGAAGATAAGAAAAATAGTTCATCTTGGATTTTAAAAGAATGGGATAAACCTACAACAAAAAGATTGTGGGGTAAATACAGAGAATTAGATCAAAATGGTCATTGGAAAGTTAAAGAACTGTCTATAGATGTTGGTAAATCATTATCTGATCAAAGACATTTTATACGTTCTGAGCATTGGCATGTTGTTGATGGAGATCTTAAAATGAATCTAGACTTCCAAAATGGATATAGTACATCTAAAATCTATAAAACCGGAGACAGCATTGACATTCCAAGACGGACATGGCATCACGCAACGAATGTCGGTGATAAACCAGTAAAGGTAATTGAGGTTTGGATGGGAGATACTCTCTCAGAAGAAGATATAGAAAGAAGATAACTTTATTTTGTAGTAGATAATACTATTCTACCGTGTCTCCTAAAAAGTGTCAACCTATATTTTTATAAATAGTAGAAATAAGTTTGAAACAAAGGAGAAAGACATGGCCTTTCAGTTATCGCCTGGCGCCAGAAATGGTACGCTCCAGTCACTAGAGACTACAATCGGTGCAAATCCGATCTTAACAATAGCAACAGGTGCATCACCCACAGAGTGTGCGAGTGCAAATACTGGTAATATTGTTGCTACTATGGTATTACCTTCAGATTGGCTTGCAACTCCTTCTGGCGGAGTAATTCAATTATCAGGTAGTTGGCAAGATTTATCAGCAGATGCATCAGGCACGGCAGGGTATTTTAGAATTCACCAAAACGATGGAACAGTTTGTCATATGCAAGGTACTATTTCTGCATCTGGCGCAGGTGGAGATATGCAGTTAGACAATACTAACATCGCTATTGGTCAACAAATTACAATCACTACATTTACAATTACTGCTGGTGGCGCATAAAGGACTGTCTAAATGTCCGCAAATGGCGTATTTACATCAACATTAGATATTAGTTTCTTCGGTGGCGGTTTTTCAACCATCGAAGGACAAGCTTCTGGTGTCTTCGATCTAAGTTTTACATCCGATGTTTTTAATCCAGTTCTTGCTGAATTAAATCAAACATTGACATTTGATGTTGAAGCTGGTATTGTGACACCTACTATCTATGGTGAATTTTCAGGAGCAATAGATTTTACGCTTGACCAATCTGGTCGTATAGAATTCGGTATTCAAAGCTACTTAACTTCAGCAAATAACGAACTAGACTTTACTGCGATATCATACGGTAAAGTTCCAGTAGCTGCTACCGCAAATCCAACCTTTGAAATATTGTTCTCAGGAACCATGGCTCAATTCTCTGAGATAGAAGGTGCTACTGCATTCGATTTCTCTTTGTATGGATACGGCGAAAACTATACTCTTCTTAGTAAAACAAGATTTGGTAAAAACGATGCAGAGTTAACAAGACTTGCATCAAATGAAGCAGTAATTAAACAAGAGCCTAACGACGTTAAGATAAGAAATTCTGGCATAACATACGCAGAAGTACGATGACAGTTTTAATAAATAAGAGTAAATACTTGGAGAAAACAAATGGCAGCTAACTTTTATATAAAACAAAATGATACTGCGCCAGCAATTGAAGCGGTTCTTACTGATTCTTCAGGACGAGCAAAATCATTAGCCGCGGCTTCATTAATAAGATTTAATATGTCTACAGATTCTGGCACTAATGTTATCAATCTGGGAACAGGCGCAATCGTAAATCCGGCAAAAGGTATAGTATCATATACTTGGCAAGCTGGTGATACATCTAACACCGGTATTCATAACGCAGAATTCCAGGTTACATACAATAACGGTCAGATCGAGAGTTTTCCAAACTCAGGTTACATTAAAGTAATCATCAAAGAAGAACTGGCGTAAGGAGAAAACAATGGCGCAACCACAGTCAAGAGAAGAATTTCAAGATTACGTCTTAAGAAAAATCGGTGCACCTGTTATTCAAATTAACGTGTCAGAAGAACAGATTGAAGACCGAGTAGACGAAGCAGTTTCTTTTTGGAGAGATTACCATTATAACGGATCACAAATGGTATATCTTAAACACCAGATAACTGAAGAAGATAAAGAAAGAGGTTGGGTTCCTTTACCTCCTAAACTTTTAGGTATATCAAAAATATTCTCTTTCGATACATCTATCTCAACAGGTACTGGTATGTTTAACGTAACATATCAATTCGTTTTAAATAATATTCAGGATATGACAAGCTATAGTATGCAGAACTATTATATGACTATGCAACATATCGAGTTCCTTCAAGAAATTCTTGTTGGTAAACCGATGGTTCGTTATAATAGACATGTTAAT